CCCTAGGGGGCTCCAGGCATGGTGCAGCTATCTACTTCCTAATCGGAAGTGGATGACCAAACCACAACTCGTTAGCTCTAGGAGGTGCGGTTATGCGTGAACGTCATACAACATTCCGGGACGCTTTTGATAGCGACCCCGGCTCTGTTGAACGCTCATGGCAAACCGTTCCATCTCAAGGTGATCGCGTGGTTGTAAGTAATACTTACAAGCACAAAATCACCCGAAATGGATTACTTCCTAGGGGTCAAGTGAAAACACTTGACGAGAACCATTCCTCGCAACTCAAGGTGTCTAAACACTTTGAGTTTCATGGTGACATTGGAGGTGATTTCAACCTAACACGTCAGGGAACCGTCTGCGAACATTCGCCGACGGCGATCTGGGGTGATAAAGTTGATCCCACTTTTCCAAGCATCATGAGACACTACGATTATCGTGGTGCCGTTTATCCGTTGGACCCTGCGACATGGCAAATGCCCTCACATTCTGGGTTGACTAACCTAGATGTTAAGGGCGCTAGCCTTATTGCCGCAGTTAAGCCAACGAATAACGTCGCCAACCTAGCTGTTGATCTAGCAGAAGCTAGATCACAGGGACTCCCGAAGTTAGCTGGGGTCTCTGCTTGGAAAGACAGAACGAACCTTGCAAGAGCTGCAGGTTCGGAATATCTTAACAAGGAGTTTGGTTGGGTACCTCTTGCCAGCGACATACGTGACGCAAGTTACGCTGCCGCTAACGCTCCTGAGATTTTAGCATCTTATGAGCGTAACTCGGGCAAGTTGGTAAGACGGAGAATGGAACTTCCTATCGAGACTTCTGAAACGTGGTCGATTGTACAGTCATCTGCGCCTTACTTCGTTAGAAGTGACACAGATAATACCTGTATCGTCGATTCGTCTCAGCCCCAGGGTACGGTGCTCCAATGCGACCGCACGTACAAACGTACGTGGTTTTCTGGTGCTTTCACATACCACTTACCCCTTGGTTGGGGAAGCCACTATGGCTTGGTGGATGCGGCGGCTAAAGCCGGTCCCTTACTCGGGATCGAGCTTACGCCAGAGGTCGTTTGGAATGCTACACCTTGGACGTGGGCCCTCGACTGGGTGTCAAATATTGGAGATTGTGTTTCCAATATATCTGACATGATAGTCGATGGGTTGGTGATTAAGTATGGTTACGTGATGGAACATTATGTTTCATCACGTACCTACTATTACGCCGGTACCGGTAAGTATAAACCTATCGGTGGCGTCGTGGTCTCTCCTGTTACCCTCTTCTACGAGACGAAGAGGCGCAGGAAGGCCTCACCATTTGGTTTCGGGCTGGATTGGAGTGGTTTCACTCCACGCCAACTCGCCATCACTGTTGCTCTGGGTTTGACCCGGACGTAACTGAGATGGTTGTCCCACGCCTAGCCACATGGGCTAGGTGTAAAACACCTAGTCCTAGGAGTGATGCCTAATGGCATTTACCGATCCAATCGCACTGACGATTAATTCTGTGGGTTACACCCTACCGAAGGTTTCGGTAGAAGGTGATGACACACAGTACCAAACGTCAGATGGGCTGATTGTCGTGAAGGCTTCGCATACTTATGCGAAGCGTAATCGGCATCTGCTCAGGATCGACCATTCCAAGATCACTCCCGACCCGTTTATCCCTGCGACGAACGTCAAGATTGGTAGCTCTTGCTACCTAGTCTTTGACGCTCCCGCTGCTGGATA